AATGGTTGAATCCAGACTTATCGAAAACAGAAATATCATCTTTATTGAAGCCCTATGATGCAAAACTGATGGATGCCTATATTATAGAGAATGACTTTATAAAGAAAGCATCAACAGATCCATCAATTTTGCAGAGAGTATAAAAAGGACAATTAATCATGCCATCGTCCTTTTTATAAATTGTCCGCTTAGGATAACTTTTTTAGGCGATCTGCCCCCCAGACTTCCCCCATTTCACTATTATAGATAATAACATCTTGCATATATTGGGCTGGATAGACTCGATTACTATATTGGTTGAAGTTAGGCTTATACCATTGATTTATTACACAAATACTTCTACCAGGATAATATGCTTTCTTTTTCTCATTTAATTGGGGTTGCCAGCTAGAAATCAATAATGTTTCAACTATGGATATATTATCATGATCCGCATGATCCGAACAAGAAAAATTACCAACCCAAATATTTAATTCTCGGTCTATTTTATTGAATTTTCCATGATTATTACCCAATCTTTTATAAACATAGTCCTGTTCTGTAATGCCAACATAATCAGATACATTCCTATGCCGATATTCCTTACCTGTAAGTATATATAAATTGTTCTTACAATTTATATTCTCAATTTCCCATTCTTTTAGTTCTTCAAGAGTAAAGAATGGACCAATCCACCTTAAAATAAATATTTTATCAATACTTTCCATAGTATAATAGTTTTAAAAAGTACTATTTGAGCGATTCTTCCACAAATTCTTTCAGCCTATACAGTCGCGTAATGGCCGGATTGTAAAACCCATCCGGGTAATGCTGTTTAATGTCGTTGATATTAGCTCTCACATAAATACTGGTGTCAGTAATATGTTCAGCTTCACTTAATACTACCTCTTTGGGTAATTGTGCGTTCTCAGCCCATTTAATGATAGCGTTCACGCTCTCCTCATCATAATTGTATGCCATAGTAATTCAGCCTCTTTTACCCAATTTATCAATTCATCAATGCTTGTATATTATTATCTTGTATAAAATTCTCGCATTGAGAACGTAGGGATTCTTTCAACGACAGTATTGTATTCCATTCTGGCAAACGCTTATTTACCAATATATATTCTAATATTAAGCAAAACTCTACGATCTCTGGAAAATCGTCTTCTGTATCCCACCATTCAATTACCAAGTTATCCAATGACTTTTCAATCACTTTATTAGACCAAGAATGTTTTCGAGCTTTTTCAAACTGTTTACCATTAACTAAACGGCCGCACATTCCACCTTTACGAAGTTTAATTTCCCCATTGTCTTCCAATCCAGAGCAACCTATGTATATCAAATATTTAGTATGCCCTTTAACTGCATATACTATGTAAACTCCACTTTTATTTTTCGGAGCATTACAAACGTTACTTAGCGAATCTGTACTTTTAAATTCAAAACTACCATTATTGGGATATTTATTAAGTAGGTCAAACATAGGATTAAAATTTAAAGCTTCAACAAACATACAAATATATGAAATAAAGCAATATAGAAAGAACATTTATGTTATATAATACTTACTCCAGTTTTCGTTGGGCAAAATAAGTCAAAGTAAAAGACAGGCTATTTTATTTAGGCAAGGAGCAGAATTCCAGTTCTTTCTCTAATGATATAAATTCGCTATCCCACATTAGCTTACCCGTCAAGAAAGATTTATATTGTTCGTAAAGATGGTGTTTCAAAATAAATGTAGATACTGCTGCCGAATAAGCCATTTTCCTTGAACCTCTATGCATTACATCTTTGACTCTCTGCAAAAAATAAGCAATATCGAGATCTTTCCATGGTTCTATATCTTTCAATGTTTTACCAATTTCAGCTAACAAGCGAACTCTTGGACTATTTAGATATACTTGATTGTTTAAGTCAAGTATATTTATTGTGTTACTCCCTTTGACATTTTTATAGCATAAGAAACCATTTTGAAAATACAAATATTCCTTAGGATTATCAAATAATGGATTAACTATTTCAACAGTATTGGGGTCTATATTGCTTTTGTGTCTATTGCAATGATTCAAAGATGGTAATAAGTTCCCCCACTCAACGACTTTTTTAGAATATGGTACTTTAGGATAAAAATGATCGATCTGCATATCCTTCCCTTCTTCTTTCAGCCGCACTTCAGAATAAGCACATTTTCCATAAGCAATTTCAAATACAGCATCTTTAATGAACTTTTTCTGCCAAACAGGATCTGTCTTGTCATTTTCAAATTGTTCAATAAGCGCTGACTCCATTTGAGGTGTCAGCTCTCTAGGTTTATTAGATAGGATTAGTTTAATCATGTTCGTTGTCGCGAATACCTTCAATTTGCAAAGGAATTAATTCTCTATCAATGCTACTAGGATGCAATATATTACTTAATTCACTAAAAATATTTTTTGCTTGTCTTGCATCTCCTTTTTGCAAAGCATCTTGTAATTGATTTATCAACACCATATATTTATCTGAACGAACCTCATCGCCTAAATTCATAATTTCACGAAGTATCTCTTCAACCGTCCAACCTTGAAAAGAAGTCTCTGGATAATGTGAAATTTTTATTGTATCATTATCTTTAACTAAGGCATAGAGATTTATTTTCTCAATAGATTGAACCAATAAAGGGCTATGTGTAGTTACAATAAATTGTGTCATTGGAAACATCTTACAAAGTTCAGATAAAATACTCCTCTGCCATGTCGGATGAAGATGCATATCTATTTCATCTACTAAAAGAATAGCAGGTTCGTGAAAAGGATTTTTGGAATTGGGATATCTATCAAACAATTTCTTACAAAAATCAAAAATCCAAGAAAATGTACACTGATATCCATACCCCAAATCACTCAATCTATATCTTCCATCTTCTGTTACAAAATATACAAAACTATTCTCATTATCATCAAAACCTATTTCGATATCCTTTACATTTGGGAAAAGAGATGAATGACGAATTAAATTACGTACTTTCAAATATCTCGCACTTGCACCAGGTCGCTTATGATGTTTTGCAGTATCTAATTGTAATATCCACGATTCAATATCAATCAGTCTATTGTCATCATAAAATAAAGATTCGCTATTCAAGAGATTTTCTAATCTTTTAGAGCCGAATTTTGAGTGCCTATTAGTCCCATAAGCATCAATCCTTACCCTGCTTATATCTTCTGTTGGATCAACATAATTTGTTTTTTGGGTATATCCATATTTAGTCGGGGAAATTGATTCATGAAGCTGAGAGTTACCAGGCATCGGAAATCGCGTGGTATATCTAATTATTTCTTCAAAAGTAGATTTATTGATATTATCTTGGCGCTTTTTAATTTTCAAAAAATCACATTCAATATCATATTGAATTTCACAATCATATCTCTCAACAACTCTAGGCTTATACATAGGCTTCTTGCTTAAATCAGGAGAAAGCATTCTATCCCCTAACAGAACAGCTATGTCAAGATATAAGCGTTCTACTTTTTCTGCTGAAGAATCTACATTCTTAACATCATCTAATACAGGCTCTAAATTGGCAATGGCCTTCAATAAATTGGTTTTTCCAGTACCATTATCCCCTAATATTACTGTACATTGAGATAACTTCTTCCCACCATCATTCTTACAAAAAAAGAATTTATTTTCGCCTTTAAAACACTTATAATTATTCAGTGTCAAAGAACGAATATAAACAGGTTGTTTTTCTGTTGACATAATACATTTCCTTATATTCTCTTCGCAAATATAAGCCAAAATTGGAATAGACATTCTTTTTCCCATTCTTTTTTTATTAAAATCAAATATTTACCACCACCACAAATTATAACTCATTCCAACACCTAAATACAAACCTCCCGGATAACCATACCCGACCTGCAAACCCAATCCCCAACGCTTCTTCTTAGGCGTAATGGTATGATAAATATCATTAGTTACCGTCTGATACACCGTCTTCGGAAATATCTGCAAGCTATCCAGCCTTGGACGACAACCACTCACCCATACTCGGTAAAGACTGTCTTCGTAATAAGCCTGCTCACGATATACAACAGTGTCGCCGATACGCATAGTATCTGTTAACCGGAAGACCAATAAAGGGGCCATAGGTGGCGATATAAGCAATGTATCAACCTCTACAACAGTCTTTACCTTTGTCTCGGTACGTATTTCTGCCGGCAAAGGTTCGTGCGGACGGAACCAGGCAACCACACAAACCACTGCCAGCAATATAACTAATATCCAAGGCAACTTTTTCATGGCCGTACAACTACATTACGGAGAAAGTTAGAGAACTCACTACGTACATCAAAGCAAGGACACGCCTTAATATACTCTGCTAGCTCAACTTCGCCGCTACCATCAAGGTCTGGCGAAGTGTCCCGGTGACCAAGAAGCTCAATAATCTGGTATTCCTTACAAAGTTTGGCAACCAGTTCTCGAAGTGCGGCCTTTTGTTCAGGCGTCCGGGTATCGGTTGGTTTCCCGTTTGCATCCAGACCACCAATATAACAGATGCCGATGCTGTGTTTATTATACGACTCTTTAGAAAACCCTTTCGTATTACAATGCGCCCCGTCGATAGAGAGAGGGCGTCCAGTCTCCACAGTCCCATCAAGGTCAATCACAAAGTTATAACCAATCTGATTAAAACCACGCGCCCGGTGCATCTGATCAATGTCTTTGGCCCGTAGGTCCTGCCCGGCACGTGTGGCCGAGCAATGGATGATAATTGCATCAATTGCTCTCATTTAACTTCCTCCTTATCAATTTCGTTTTCAATTCTTTCAATCACTCCCTGGACGTGAGAGGGCATCGCACGTTTGAACTCAAACCTAATCAAGTGATAGATTATCCGGAATGCTTTGTTTTTGGGATACGCAACAATCAGATTTTTAAAAGCATTTTGCAGATACACGTATGAGAAGACATACGTAATAGTCTTTATCACAATGAGGGAACTATCTCCATCCCCTATTGAATCCATGAAGACAAACACCACCTCGATAATAACCAGATATAAGAGCAGCTCTGCCAATGCATTTTTAAACTTGCTCCATTTAAAGTTCTGGCACCGAACTATACTCACTCCATCAGCCCGCATGCCACACCAGATATTGAAGGCAAACATCACTGCCAAAGCTATTAAAAAGCCTTTGGTCGGTGTCAAGTACGCCAACAATGAGCTGAACAATGACACACATATCACTCTAATTTGATCTAACGTAAATAATCTCTCCATTTTGCATATATCTATTTTAATACTAATTTTGTAGGATCACAGTAGTTTTTAAACTACAAAATCCCGATCCAGCTTGTGAAAATAGGACGGGATTTCTTAAAACAAAAAGCCCATCAACAACACCTAATACGGGCTGTCAATGGGCATAATCACATGCACAAAGGTACTAATTATCTTCTAATTTACAAGCCTTTTCCTCCATTCTTATAAGATGATTATTAAGGGTTACCAAGTGGCATTTAAGTTTGCGGCAGATAGCAGCCTTTGACTTTCCTTCAGCAAGCATCTTATCAATAAGTTCCGCTTTCTTATCAAGCTTATAGTGAGTGTTTTTTTCACCAGCTTGCCGGCCTAATTTTTTCCCTGAAGCTTTTCGCCATGCCAGTGCTTCTTTAGTTCGTTGGCTAATTAGGTCGCGTTCGATCTGAGCTGACAGTCCGAAAGCAAAAGCGAGTACCTGACTGTTGATATTATTACCAAGCTCATACTTCTCTTTTACAGTCAACACAAAGGTTTCCTTCGTCATGCAAAGATTGAGCATCGACATAATACTCATCAAGTTTCTACCCAAGCGGCTGATTTCAGAGATAACCAAAGTATCCCCTTTCTTCATTTTCCTAAGTAGTGGACCAAGACGACGTTCTTTCGCAGACTTGGTTCCCGTCACCTGTTCTGATACCCATAAATCTATTTTTAAACCTTTCGATTCTGCGAATTTTTCAATCTCGAAACGCTGATTCTCTTTAATCTGTTTATCGGTTGAGATTCGAATGTATGCGTAAATCATTTTTGCCTGTGAAGATAGTGATATCATACAGGGTAAACAAACAATGAATCAAACGTCCGTTAAAACTGAATGGTATGAAATTAAATGAAAGTACACAGGTAAATAGTATCAATAGTGAATATATCGCCTTAATAGATCCTAATGGTAATCCAGTACGTATAAATAGAGCTGACCTTGCTGAAGTAATTAGGTTGGTAATGTCTGAAGCTACAAAGGAACAAAAGGGATTGGCATCCGTTGACCTGTTTAAACGAAGTATGCAACATTATTCAGCAGAAAAATATGTTCACTTATGTAACTTAACTATTTATTATGCTAATTGCCAGTTTCTTATAGCGAGCGGTAGTCCTCTGGGAAAGTTACCTCTTGGAATGATATCTTGTCGAAAGGGTTACTTACCGGAATTAATCAATGTACAAGGGGCTAATACAACTTTTAGGTTGTATTACAGAGACGTAAATGAGACACGGGAAGTATGGGGATATGAATCGAGTTCCGGTGGGTCGCTCAATTTATCTGTTATAGCTAATCATGGGGGAATAATTAAGTTGGAAACGAATAATGAAGTCCCTGAGGGATTGATTAAAGTATAGGGGCATTATGCCCCTATTAATTAATCTCTATATATCCTTCTGGCACATCCTTTTGATATACGTTTTTTATAAGGGCATTTCGATCTTGTCTGCCAAGAATAGAGACATAAATTGAATTAGAATATGAAGCTGTTTTTACCCATATATCTATCGAAGTATCGTTTTTGACATAACCAATACTCAAAGTACCTATTATGCTATTCTTGCTGGCCTTTACCGTCTCTCTATGGCATACCAGCGATAAGTATAATAAACTATTAGGCACAGTGTATGCGTTACCTCCGATTATTTCCAAAACAATATTATCAAGGTTGCCTTCTGTACTGCCAGATAGGGTCATTGTTACGATCTTGCAGTAATATGACTCAGCATAAGTACCATATAGCTGCTTCAGTTGCAGACAACTGGTATTGTCTACAATTTGCTGAGGACTTGTCACAATACTATTGCCGTTTGCATCTAAGCCTCGCACCTTTATTGCAACACCGCTGGCTATCTCGTTCTCTTTCATACCTATTCACTTTTAACGGACAAAAGATATGAAGTAGTCAAAGGCAAGCGTGAATCTCTCTCTTTAGAATGTAAATTCTTTGACAATATATCCAGCGTCCGGTTCTTCTGAAACTTCTACCGGTGTCTGAAAAGTAAATCCAATGTTATTGCTGTAAGCAAAATTTATATCATTCCTTCCATTGGCACTGATATAAATATCAACCATTCCAGTTTCTGTAGTCGAGCCTATATATAATAATCGTACTTTACTAATACATTTACCGGACACTCCTAATTGAATAACGTTCTGTAGATTACTGTAGCCATCAAAAGCAATGTAGAATAATTGGGAACAAGGAGCATTATTCACATATAGACTCCCAGCATTAAGCAATACCGAACTTGCCATATGACATCTACGACTTATAGCTACTCTATACCATTTACCATTAAGAGCATCTACTATAGAGAATGTACCGCATCCTCCTGACTTTGCAATTTCTTTAGGGGTGGTCACTATACTGTTGCCATTAGCGTCTATCCCTCGCACCTTGGTAACTGTACCATTGTTCAATTCATTCTCTTTCATACCATTCAGTTTTAACGGACATACAAACTCATGTATTTTTACTCAGAATTATGCCGACAGTTTTGAGGGTAAAATTCAGTGATAAAAATACGTCCGTTAAAAGTGAATAGGTATGGGAAAATTAAACGAAACCACCCAAGTGAACACTATAGGCAGCGAGTTTGTGCTACTTACAGATAGTAATGGCCTGCCAGTACGGATTAGCAAGAATAATCTTGCAGAAGTCATCCGCAGCGTGATGAACGAGGCCAACATCGTAGATAAAGGATTGATGCCTGCCGGAATAGTTGGCAGCATTAATAAAGGAGCAAGTACACTATTATGTGAAACTCAAAGTATAACCGTTACTGCATCAATGCTTTTATCTATATCCGCTACTACAACAGGGATACCTAATCTCTATTTTATATCAATGGCACGTGCGGCAAGTAATACAGGTAATCCAATCATAAAAGTAAAAGTGTTAGCCGGTACCTATAATATGAAAATTATAGGAAAAACAGATGCAGATGGTAAGTGTAAAGTATATGCTGAACGAACACAATATACCCCTGTCATTGATGTGATTGCAATGAGCACATTTGGTATCACCATGAAAATGGAATCTGCCGATAATTCAGAATTTGAGGGTGGTTTTGAAGCTACGTTAGAGTAATAGTATAGGGGCATAATGCCCCTATAATTATGTAACGTCAATATACGTTGCAGCATCAACTTCATCCTGATTGGCAGCAGTAAAAGAAATACCATCCGAGGAAGATTGGAAAGTATTTAGAATTTTAGCATACACGCCAACGGTATACTGTATTCGTTCCAATATAACTTTAAAAGCTCCAGTATTTTCGTCAGCCCATAACTTAAATTTGGGGACATTAGAGGAAGAAGACCCGCCTATACGGTTTAAAATTATTGTAGGTTTTTTCATACTCTCAGAGGCCCTATTAATGGACATTAGATAATGACTCATAACACCTCCACCAGATGCCGCTACGGATATTAAGAGGCTTGTGGATTTTGGATTTGTAGAAATCTCAGGTTCGAATATTATCAATGAATTGGAAGCACTCAATCTCTTTTCCATTCTCACTTCATTGGCGGGCTTTAGTCCGTTTTTCTCTGTTGTTGCTTCACTCATTACATTACGAACGGCTTCGGCAAGATTATTCTTGCTGATCCGTACTGGTAGCCCATTACTATCTGTAAGTAGCACATATTCACTATTAATGCTATTCACGATAGCGGCTTCGCTTAATTTTCCCATACCTATTCAGTTTTAACGGACGTCTAAATTATATCAAAAAACGCCCAAATTCAACATTTAATTTTTAGTCTCGTTTTGTTTAATTTATTTCCCCGCAAATTCACTCCCTTGTGGGCAAGGATAACTGAGGACTCCCTAAAGGTTCCCAAGTTTAGTATATAGCAATATCATTCCATTAAATGTAGGGTTGGCATTTGAACTTGTGATCGTCAAATAGGTTTTTCCTGACTCAAAGCTGAAACTACCTATACTTATCGGGTTACCACTCGTCCGGCCATCCAAATGTACACTGGAATGAGTTATCAAACAATCCGTTTCATTGCTACCAATGATACCGGTCATGTCTATTTTGTAAGTAGTAACACTACCACTTACAGATGACGTGAAAGTGAGTTCATCCTGGTAATATTTACTTCGGAACATAAAAGCTCCTATGCCACTATAAAATTGGCAAAAGATAAATCCAAATACCGGATCATAAGGTGTCATATCGACCAGTAGCCAACGATAGTTGATGACAGTACCACTATCGCTATCATAGAGTGGCACGAGGCGGAATTTGGCAGAAGTCTTAGTGGCAAGAGAAATGTAATTATTGAAACTCACGCCATTATATATAGGAGAAGATACGAAGTTATCAACTCCAGCAAGTGCCGATGTCCGCCCTTTCACAACGAGCCTATTCTGAGTACCATCTTCCAAGGAATCACCTTGATACAATGAATAAGGAAGATAATCGATAGTAACCTCTCGTCCTGATTCATCGCTTGATCCTACCAACTCAACATTACATTTATTACCGGTAATAATCAGGCGATTGATATTGTCACCAGGAAGGATACGATAGCTCTGTGAATTACCGGACTTTATTTCTGTTGGATATATGACTGTACCTCTAATCTTAATATCACCTTTCGGTTCAAAGATGATACTTCCTCTCTTGCCTAAGAACTGTCTTCCGGTTTTGAGGTTTACACAATAGTTAGGGACGAAATCAATAGAACCAAATTCACTCAGTGGATCATTAGGGTTAAAGTTTTTATAATCCAATGTCGGATTGCCATTTGCATCTACCCCATGCTGACTAAACATAAAATCATCATAGAAAATAGCGCTTGCGAAATTAGCAAATTGAGCCATGAGTATCTCAACATAAAGAGCCTTATAACTTTCAAAAGGTATCCAAGTGGCTTTGGTGCCATTGACTGCATAATCCTTTTGAGGATTATTAATATTCGACGGAACACCATGACCGATCCAGGTGGTAATCTGATTCATCACATAATAGATACCATTATATAGTACATAAGGAGCGACCATATCCGTACATATATAATCCGTATGTAGGTTGTATTCGCCTGCCGGATAAGGAAGCTGGCCACGAGAACCTTTTGCACCATCCTCAGGAGCCGCCGTAACATTAAAGGTTGATGCTACTATCTGTTTCTTTGCCATAAGATTTAAGATTTAGTTCCTTGTACATAGCCGGTAATATTACCCCCTGCACCCTTCACATCGGTATAGGTAAGCTTACATCCGGTTGTGGTAGGCGCATTGGCAGGAGTAAAAGCGGTACCGTCAGCTTTCGTAAAAGTAGTCTTGAATGTAAAGCCGGTTACTTCTTCGCCTGTACCTGTCTTCTTCACCTTATATGTTGCAGTTACCTCACTGGTAGCACCGCTGCTGGTAAGAAACGTAGGCCCACTGAAATTAACAGCCAAGAATAACGGATCAGTTTCATCACTCACTTCACCGATTGCAATAGCAACCACCTCACCACTGATAATAAATTCAGCTCTTACACTTAGCTTAGAATCAATGTCATCAGCCACTAATGAAACACTGTTAGCTGTTGACCATGCTGTGGTGGAAGGCATCTTGTACCATTTCAGGGAGTAGTTGCTTTGGGGTACCAGTGAGCCACCTTTGTAGAGTTCCTGAGTCACTTTAACGGTAGCTGTATCGCTGTCGATAATACCACCATCGGAAGGATAAAGGAAACCGTAATAGGCAGAATTACTAAATTCTGAGATGGCAAGAGGTATCTCAGAAGTGTAGCCAAGATTATGCCCGGAAGCCTCAATCTCACCATCCATGCGGATAGTATCTGCATCCATGTTAGAAGCGGAAGCAAGATTTCCTACGATCTTCAGAGCCGGTACATTCACGGAGCCATTATTGTAAGTAGTGGTTTGCATCTTACCGGCTACGGCAGCCGGAGCGGTAGCTAACCCGGAAGCGTTGAATGTTATAAGTGTATTGTTATAATACCATTTCTCGGAACCAGAAACAATCGACTTGATCACATTCTCATTGCCTGAGCGCATGACCGGATAGATGATAGGTTGATTAGCCGCTACACTCCAGTCCGGTACGCACTTACCCGTATCCTTCTGATACATCTGTACAAGCGGCTTCGTAGATCGAATATTCCCCTGTGCACTATCACCATCAATAATCATACCGATATAAAAAGAACCCGCAACATCACTCATCCTGTACCTCCTCTCCGTTAATTGAGTTATCTTCCGCCACAGGTTCTTTATCACTGTCCTGAACCGGCAAAGAATCCTCAGCAGATAATTCACTATTGTTTTCATTCTGTACCTCCTCTCCAATTTTATTTCCACCGGCTTCGATTAGCTTGGCGGCTTCCTGTTCAGTAAGAACCTGCCCGGCAATGCCTTTCACATATTCTTCCGGCTCGAACCTGACCATGCGCAGATCACTTTCGTTAATGATAAAATCACCGTCAGCAGTCCGATGGCGGACATCAATCACACCGGCACGACGGGCGATATCGGCGGACACTTTTAAATACTTCATTTCTCTCATACCCATATAAATTAAATTGTTAGCCTCTGGCTATTATTACTTCATTGGCGCCTGTACGGATGGGATCACCACTCTTGGTAGTAAGCACCGTATAAGGGCCTATCTCGTAGACTTCAGGATAAACAGACATCTGCAGGCCACCACTCAGGCGTAAGCTGCCGGCTGTAACCGATATCGAACTACCGTGTCCGATTTCCGTAGCAGTCGCACCCGCAGCAGACGACTTCTTAAACCACTTCACAAAAAAGTATTTATTGATCTGGTCCGTTGTCAGCTCCTCTTTATTCGTCAGTATCTTCACATAAAAAGTCATGTTGGCCATTCCCTGACGAATGGTATTGCCATTCGGACTATAGACAAATGCCTTAATCGGAGGAATCTTATAAACTATGGCCGTCTCAGCCATCAAAGTATCATCCGTAGGAGCTGACGGCTTGGTTCCGGTATAATAAGCCGCGCGGCAGCGGATAACGCTCATATATGTATTGTCAGCATCAATACGCAAAGTATTGGTACCCTGACCGGATACATATTCAATATTCAGGTCAGAAGAGTTGATAAGGGTTTCCTCTCCGTTCTCGACTTTGTACCACCAATATGCTACATTGGCATCCGCTACCGTCTCGCTGCCCATTTTCAATACAGCAGTGATATCTATGTATTGGTTATCCTTCAAAGGATTATAGGTTATCTTGGCAGGTTGGTTAACACTCAATGAAAGCTGGTCATCACTCTTCTGTATAGAGTTCAGAGTGAATGTATCGGTATATACCAACGTGTTTTTATTTCTGGAATCCACATAGGTAGCCCGGCAAAGAATCTGCACAGGAGTAGTTGGCGAAACATTCTTCTTCACAAGCAATGTTCCGTCAGCATTCAGTGTATAATTGCTATTCTCCGAGGTAATCTGAGTGCTCTCACTGTTTTCATACCAGGTGACAGTCAGCTGACTACTTTTATCCCCATTACTGATAATCTTATCCGGATCGACAATACTGAGGAATGCCTTTAGCTTCATCGGGGTAATGGTTCGATTCGGGATGAAGGTGTTAGCATTCGTGTAATAAAACTGTGTCTTACTACCTCCACCATCTATTACAATACCAAAACTCGCCTTCAGAGGCGTATAACTGGTTCTGACCGGCTGCGGTTGAACCGCGGTTTTAATTTTCATACAATTATGCTATTTTCGATATTAATACTCTCAATACCGTCACGGACGTATGCCGTACAGGTGAATTTCACTTTTCTTGTAGCACCCCAATTGGAAGGCATGTCCTCGTTTGTCAGGTGCAGTACCCGCCCGTTATTGGCGTGAGCGACCGACCAGGCATTATCTTCCGTCACCTGACCACTATCACGAGTCCATGACCAGTCACCGGGCAACACATCCGCAGAGATATCATTATAGCCCCAATAGACAATAGGGGTAAATTCCGCATTGACCTTACCGGCAAAGAAGTTATAACCGTTACTGGATGAGAATTCAAGGGTTAGTTCTGAGTTACCTTCAATCTGCGCCCAGTCGGTTGCATTCCATTTGGGTTCTTGAAGTGTGCCGGTAGACAGACACATCCATTTACAGCCGACATGATAGACCGCATCATAAACTGTGTCTGTAGACTGATAGGGATTGTTCACAGCATCCTCAGATGACCACGGACCCCGATTATTCTCAGAACGAACTGGTGTACCCTGATAGTCTATACGCAATAAGTCCTGTATAGCGATACCACGACAATAGATATAGCTATGTCGGTAGTTTATAGGCAGGTTGTCAAATAGTGACAACTGCTTTAACTTGCCTATAATGATGGCATAGTTATTCTCTTCCAGTATAGGTTTCGTTACTCCATCGAGCATACAGATACACTTCTCACGGGAAGATAGGTACCAATATGCCTGACGATCTTCGTTCACCGGATTACCACGATGAGAAAGTATCATTAGCGGTTCCGGTGGATAGTTTTTGCCTCCTGGAACTTCATCGTCCGGATACATGACCGCAGTGATGGTATTAGATACTGTATTCACATTCAGCACACGGAGCCATGAAGTGTAATAATCACCAGTACCTGAAGCAAGATTATTCACCATGCCGTAAACAACATCATTCTCGTCCAAGGCTGTGAAATCATTCTCCCAACGTTTACGAAGCGGTAAACGATAGGTACCATCTTCTAATAGTTCGACACTCTCAATCGTGCCAGATTCGGAAAATGAATAATCACTTTCCATAGCTGAAAGGCGATTAAAAATTATCTCCAAAACGGTCAGCGATGACCGCAACTCCATGCGGTCAGCCTGTATCCTCCCTTTATTATCCGCGATTATGCCCTTGCCCGCAGTTAGTGAGTCTATGGCTTCGCCAACCTCTAGTCCTCCTAATAACCTCAATAGGTAATTAGTGAAATCTAGTTTATCTTTACGAAGAAACATTGATAACGAACGCAATGCCGAGAACACATTGCTGTCAGTTGCAGGAGTGGAGTCATTCCTTCTTATCACATATACACCACTACCGCTTCCACCTGTATAAACCTGTCCTTTGAGAGTGAGATTTTCCACCTTGTCCTCTAGTTCCCCGATGCGGGAATAGGCAGCAGTTTCCCCGACAGTATATACGGGGGAATCATAAGGCTTATCAAGGTTGAATTCGAACCCGATAACCCTCGACAGCCTTCCGTTTTCGAAATAGGCTTTGTTTATGAGGTTCACCCTTTGACCGATACCGTAGAGATTATGCATTCCATCCTCGCTGTATGCGTTATCGGACATCATCGTGCAGTTGTAGGTGTTCGGGTCTATCTTAGATTTGGCAATGTACTTTTCAGCCTCTTCCTTCAGTTCCCGTTCGGCAGCGGATACAAGTCCTAATTCTGTTATTTTGGTTGAATCCCAACCTGACAAAACGTAGGTATCGCCGTCTTCGGGGATGAGCACCTCATCGGGTAACGGGCGACCGTAATCCTCGTTTCGGACAATTTCCCAAAGCTGTTCATCCTTACCGTCGGGATCAAAGGTTACAGCGAACACCATACCGTTCAATTTACCCGACTGGAAGATGATTGTCAATTCCTCACCGGGGAGGATATAATCTTTGGAGAAAGTTATCCCTGTGTCCTTGAAACGGTAAGCATCCCACTTCTTTTCGGTAGTCGTTCCATCAGCATTCTCAATGGTTTCGGTATATTCCTTGGTAGTGATGTCCGACATAGTTCCAACTCTCCGGGGATAGACTTCATCGAAGATAACCACTTGCTCGATAGCTTCCTCTGTACTCATTTTCGGATAAGCATCTATGTACGGAGTTCCTTCGGGTAGCATCAATCTTTTTTGCACCACACCATTTACCACCACCGCTTCGTCAACGGGACGGTAGTTGGCAGGAATGTTCCTTGTCGAGCCGAAAGTATAGATACGGGTGGCATAGGTTGACTGGGATTCGGAGCGTGACATTTCCCCCACGTTCTTAGCGATTTCCATATTCACGTAGTCGCCAAACTCGCATTTACCGAAGTGGATAATATTGTCTGTCATCCAGCACTCGCAATCCCATTTCTTCGCCATTTCAAAACAGGCATCTAAGATATTGGTGTTATCATAAGTCATTAACAGAGACTTGTTCTCGACCGTACTGTCAATGGAAAAATCAAAATCCTGTCCTTTGTAAGTATAACCAAGAGCTTTCAAGTTTCTCAGGACTATACTTGCTTGTACGTTGAGTGGAGCAGTCAGACTCCAGGACGCTTCCTGCCCAGATGTCTCCGGGGTATATTTGAAGATTTTATTTTTCCATTTCCAGTAGTGAGCATCAAGTCTTAGTTCATAATCATAGCCTGCGTTATCGGTGTTGAAGGTAGGACTCTGCAAATCGCACACTTCAAATAGTCCAAAGTCGCATTCAACGTAAGTTCCGAGCTTGAAGTATATGGGATTCTCCAAAGAGAATTTCAAAAGTATGTAATCCTCTTTTTGGAGCGTAAGCTTCCGCTTGCAACCTTCGTTGGGAGGGGTTGAAAGAAGAATGGCACTGGATATGTCTTTGATATCTATCATACCTCAAAGGTCGGAAATAAAAGAAAGAAGCCCTAACTTTTAGGGCTTCCTGTTGTGACATTAGAAATAAGGTCACAAATTAAGTTCTATTTGCCGGATTCGGCTCCGAAAATTTACTTGAAATCTTACCAAAAGTCCTATCTAAGCTCTGAGCATAAGTGACACTCTTGCCAGTATAAATAAGATGGTAAACCTCGCTACTATTGGTTGGGACTTGAATATCAACCGCACCTTTATACAGTTCATCAAAGAAAGCTTTCTTCTTTGCTTGATAATCTGACTGAGAATTACCCTCGATAGTGAACGAAAGAGTTATTTCCCGCTCATCAACCTTAGGATTATTGATTATTACCCGTTTCCCATGTTCAAGTCGGCTTTTATTCTCAATAAAGTCTTTCATGGGGACGGCTGCCCCAATTACATCAAGAAACCCCTCTCCCATTCTTACACCCCATGTTGTGTAAGCATCCTTGTTGTTGATTAACAGCTCATTCATTAGTAAATCTGCCATAACTTATAATTTTGATGTATTCTTTTTTACTTCTACTATTTCAGAAATCATTCTAGGACTATTCTTAGAAACAACTTGTATCCCTTCTCTTATCTCCTGTCTATCAAGATTGCCTTCAACTTGTAAAATCCTCATTTCATTAACAATACCCCTTAGAGCAGAGACTTCCAATGTCAAAACATCTATTTTTTCATCCGGAAATACAATATTAACTTGCGACTGATAGCCACTTGCGATACTTTCTCTCGTTTGTCCTGCAATATCAGGTACATTAGCCATTAATCTTGGAATATCTTCATTTGTCAAGTCAAGTAATGACATTTTTTCATTGATGGATGAAAGTAGGCCAGTTTGTGCTATTGATTGATTCTTTATTTCTTCCCCTGCAATCTGTAAAGCAGTAAACCGACCGTTTAATTCTTCGCCAGTATCTTGAGACATGGTTTGAAATCCCCGGGAAGAAGAATCTTGTGAAGTAGAAATATCGGAACTCCATCCAAAAGCATCAGCCATTGCATCACGTTCAGCCATAATTTGCTCAGCTAACGCTTTTTGGGAGGCTTTCAATTCTGCCGATTCTTTAACAGTCAGGTCAAAAACACCATCTCCATCACTATCTGATTTTGCAGCCCAATCATTATATAAGGCTTCGATTTTAGCACGGTACTTATTCGCCACAAGGTTTTCTAAAATGGCATTCTTCAAGTATTCTCCGAAATCATCAGCCATATCTTTACTACTCTTATTCATATCGGAAAGAGTAGAAACAAAACTGTCATAGAAAGAATCGAAAGAAACTCCGGTCATTGTTTCCTGAAGTTTTGTCTTCATATCCTCTATCTCGTCAGAACAGTCAATAATGTTTTGTAAATACCCTTGTACATCACTGTCCAACTTCGCCCAGAACGTAGGCGCTTCTTCCTGTAGACGTTCCAATTGTTCCGCTGTAAGAGAAAATAGCCCAGTCATACGACCGTCAGCAACCGAGTTGTAATCGAATCCAATAGACTGTGCCGCTTTACGAAGTTCATCCCACCCTTGGCTTGACATTCCTTTTCTCTGACGAACGCCAATGGAGTGAGAACCTGCACTCGCCCCTGCATTAAGCCTCTCTACTCCAAGTGCAACATTGCTTTGAGCTTTCTTATTCAATAAGTCCAGAACTTCTTGCCCAGCCTTACGTGCTTCATCGCCATAAGATATATCTATATATTTCTGCTTTTTACTAATAAGCGTGTCCCAAACATCAATAAGTGCCCCATATTCTTCTTTCATTTTATTATAGGCAGAATAATCAGCACCAAGGATACCGATTAATCCTGATGCCATGCCTATTGCTCCACCAATAACTGCTCCCCAAGGTCCACCTACAGACGCACCTGTTGCCGCATAAGAAGCGGTACTACTTAAAACAGAAGTAACCTTACCAGCCGTACTGTCTGATTTTACACCCAAATCTCCAAGAACGCCATCCAACTCTCTCACAGCTGATGCTATACCACTGAACCCCTTAGAGGTACTTTCAAAATCATTATTCTTAAATCCCTCTTGAATCTGCTTGAATGGATTATCCTTATCAAGCATCTTTTTGAATTTGTTTACTTGAGAGGAAAGATTTGACGTAAACTTGTTTAAGGAAGAAGGGTCAGACATAGCATCATTTATTGCTTTCACAGTCTTCTCATTATCCTTAAATAAGTCGGGTATTTTTGCTCCCTCCACCCCATTCATGTAATCAACAAGTTCTTGAATATCCTCTATTATACTCCTTATTGACGATGAAGAACGATTTGAGAAATCTGTGAAAAATTTACTCCATAATTCTGAATCTTTCATCAATTCATCATCCAGGCTATCAAGATCTTCTTTTCTCTGGGCAATAAAAGTGGATTTTTCAACACTCCCCTCTTCTGCGTCCGCAATCTGCTTATCATATTTATCCATGATAGCTTTGCGTTTTTCCTGATATTCTCCATACTTAATATAATACTCATTCCAAGCATCATCTTGCTTATCTTGATACTCTTTTAAGTTCTTTTCGAAAGCGGCTATTCCACCTTTATACAATTCATTAAATGGTGTATTCTCATCCTTAGATAGTGTAATCCCACTTCCATCAAAGGACTTTCCTTTATTTTCCGGATTAGCATCCCATGCAGTACGGGCATCCTCAATCTTCTTCCGCAAAGCATCCTCTTTCTGTCGGTCGATAGTTTGCATCTCCTTTTCAAAGTTGAGTTCCATTTCAGCAATGGTCTTGGCCGAACCTTCATCCATTGCTTTTATACGGGCTTCATCAACTTTCATTTGTAAGTCTTCAGCAGAGCGTTGTTGCTCTAACGCTTGTTTATCGAGAAGAACTTTGTATTTCTCTTGCTCCTTACGAAGCTTTTCGGCAGCAGATTCTTGCTTGGATGCATTATTGTCATAAACATCTATTCCCGCCTTCTTTAAGATATCATTGATTTCCTTCTCAACTCCAATCTGAAGCTCACTCCATTTTTCAGCTTCATCTTTTAGTGCTTTAATTGTCGCATCTTCATCTATAGAGTTTTCCAAAAGTTGCCTTGTTTCATCTGCTTTATTTTTATCGAAAGACAGCTTTCTGATAGGTATCCCATTCTCATATTCAATATTGCTAGATATTGCTGATATTCCACTTTGTAATGTTATGTTATTTTCTCTCTCTTTGAAATATTGCTCCCATTTCTCCTGCGCAATCTTACCTATAGCTGCAGCTTTTGCCCTCTGCATTATTGCATTTGTTACCGCATCAGATTGATTTATGAAGATATTCTCTGCATCAGATACACCATTAACAGCCAATCCGAGCAGACGGAACGAATCCTTATTCTCTAAAATGAATTTTTGCTTATCTTTTAAACTGCTCCCCAACAATTCATATTCTTTTTTTAGTTTTTGGTATGTAGTCATTTGAGTTGAAGCAGTTGATGCAAATGATTGCATATAAGATTCTTGCATTGCTTTTGCTGCTTCCACCTTTCTATTAATTTCTTCCTGTGCTTTAGCTCCTTCTTTATTAGCTTTGATAAGCAAAGCCATTCCTCCTACAAGTGTTAAAATTGCCGTCCCAAGTAGAATATACGGATTCACTTTTGCCACTGCATTTAATGCTTTTTGAGCTACCACCTCCGACCATGTAAGCGCTATGAGTTGTGATTTAGCTTTAGCTTCCAAGGCTTGTGAGGCAATTAATGCTTTTGTCTGTAAATCCTCAACAGCACGCATTAATATACCAGTTTTCTTAACCGTGTTATAAGTGGTTTCCAGTCCAACTATTATTCCAAGTAAAGATTGGATTTTAGTTTGGATTTGTACCATCTCTTCGCTTTTCTGATTAAAAAAGCCCATTATCCCTACAACTAAACTTGCAGAACCAGCTATCCCTTGTAATCCAGTTTTTAATACCAAAAGATTCTTATTTGGATTAGAGAGATACTCCATTTCCGCATTAACAAGAGTCATTTGTGTACGCATTTTTGCGACTTCTTGTCCTACTTGTTGGTATTGCGCAGTATTTTGCAGCCCAGCGGAGCGCATCTGCACCAATTGCTCTCGCGCATCCAAAATAAGAGCGCGAGTACGAGCATGTTTCTCATTGCCTTGCTCTATTACAGTATTCAGTTCAGCTTGTCTCTTTCTCTGTTCTGAAATTTGTAATGCTATCTCTTTACTCTTTTGGCTTACACCATCAAGTAGTGGTTTAAATCTTTCTAATTCGCTTGAAATAAGAGCCGTTGCCCCATCACCAATAGGGACACGTGTCATACCTTTCTCTTGTGCTGTATATAATCTATCAAGTATAGATTTATAAGATGCTATTTGCGCCGCTAATGTATCGTAATACTTGATATTTTCGTTTAAATCCTTTGTCAAACCTTTCAGTTCCGTTTTGGCACTCTTGACAGCATCAGAAGAAGAGTTTGTAGCTTGCTTGTATTGTTCAATAGCGCTTACATTGTTTGTCTTTATTGCCATTGCCAACTTATTCCATTCTTCTTGCTGCTGTCTAATTTCCTCTTTTTGAACACGAAGTTGTTCAGTCAATTCGGTATTTTTAATGCGAAGGTCTTCCAATTGTTGTATTGGCACATTATTAGAAGTAGAGCCATCAATGCCTGCTTTACCGACTTGTAATAAAGAAGACATAGATTCCACTTTTGCCAATAATTCATCAAAATACTTATTGAGGTTATTACACATCTTCATTAGTTCCGCATCGAATGAAATTAACGGATCTGACGATATTCCGTTTATTGCTTCAGAGACTTTTTGTTTTGCAATCATCATTTCACCTTCCACTTTAGCAATTTTCTGTACCAAAGTGTCATATTGTTCCATGAGAGATTTTAATCGAGCTTCGAAATTTTCTTTAATATCAAGATTTACCCTAATATCAATGCTCTTTAATTCCTTTTTAACACCAGCAATTTCAGCTTTCACCTGCTGCAACTTTTTAATGTCCTCAGACATGTCCGCAATTATTCCCGCCATAATTTATTTAATTAATTTCCATAACATTAAAACTCCTGAATCAAGGACATTGAACCCCTTGCTTGACACATGATTTGCATATTCCATCCCAGCAACCAGAACGAAAGAATACCCAGATGAACTAACTTTCGACCTTGCGAACTCCAAACCTTCCTTAGAACCATGGGAACCATCACCGAATTTTCCTTTAGCCCAAAATGAAACCTGTTTTCCATCTTTGGTGGTAAATTCCACCTTTTGCATATTGTTACCACGCCCTTGAATCTTATAGAAACCACCTTCTTTGATGATTTTCCCGTTATATGCAATAACATATCCGATGGAACTCCTTAAATCACCTGTAATATTTTGATAGTTTCCATCCACAACAGCCTTCTGAACAGCTGCTTCACCAGCTTGTATAAGACGGTCAATGTAGTACTGCTCAATCCTCTTTTCAAGTTCATTCAGTCCTGTTATATCTCCTTTAAATTCCATAGGCTTTTATCTTCAAAATTACTATACTCATTAATCCATGATGAATTTTCATTCATCGAATCCATGACATTCAGGAAAAGGTCACAAATCTATTTCAGACATTCAAAATCAAACCTCTCTCCTACCGATTCTTCTTAATTCTTTACCCCAATGCCAAACAACCAGACGATTGTTACAGATTTCCTCAAAAGTAATCACTCAACAACTTTACTATAAGAATTTCCAACCCAAAGATTTCACTACAACCGAGCTGTGAAAGAATTGGTATAAAAGTAAAGGAAGCAAGTTTTAAAAAACCTTTTTAGAACGAACTATATACGACAATAAAAGAATTGTCGTGAAATAATTTGGAGTAAATAGATTTTGAAGTAAATTTGTAAATTGTTTAATTAAAAATATACGATTATGGAAAACATGCAAAATTTTATTGGATGGATAATAATTATTTTTGGCGTTTTACAAATTATCCTGTTCTTCAAAATATGGATAATGACAGATGATGTGACTAAAATAAAAAATACAATTCAAGCAAATGGATACCCTAATGGGATTTCCCCAGCTAAATTTGAGCTCGCAATGGGGAATATAGAAAAAGCTAAAGAATTAGCAACAAGAGAGTTTATTTCAGATATTTATAAAATATATTCAAATGTATTAAAGTCTGAAAATGAAGAATATGTTAAGCGCTTTAATGTTATAGAGCAAGAATACAGAGCCAAATTCGATAACATTTCATCTTTTATTGACTTTGAAAAATTTTCCACATACGATAAAGCCCAAAAGATATTTTGTTAAAATAACAATAGCGCATACCAACCTAATGACATACATTCTGTTAAAAGGCAGCCCTTGATGTCGTGCAGAGACTGCCTTTTGATAATCGTGTTAGGTCGTCAGAACCGCAACTCTACTTGTTATAATCATGCCAATAATATAGCTTACATCACGAGAACATTCATTCAGCCCTGAAACTGTATCATCTAAGCAGTCCCATTGTCCGGCATCCCTTAGTTCTTTTTCATCCATTGCATCCGAAACAATATTTCGAGCTTGGCTTATTAGGCACATTGCTTTCAATAATTCAGAGTGAATAGCGTTGTTCTTTACTTCTTCGATGTTGATTTCTGTTGCCATAACCGTTTATTTTTTATGTGTTAGTACTTTACAAACTCTATCATAGACATGTGTCTTCTCAAATCTATTCAGTATTGATGCTTTCCCAGCCCCAAAAGTCAATTCACCATTTTTAAACTGATATACGTTAATCCAACCGCCTACTGTATTATACCGGTAAATTCTTACTTCTTGGTTTTCAGCTATTAACTCTATCATAACCGTTATATTTTATGTGTTTATATTTTAATGGAAAAATCTCTCATTGTTACTTCTGAACAGCCTGTAACCGATGTACAGGCTGCCGATAATCAGTGTCATTTCGATCATGCTGATTGATTTTGCTTACCGAACAAATGATGAAGGAAAGCTCTACCTCTTTCCGTCCAGACAGTAATTGTATTGCTTCCTTGTGAACCATCAGAACGTGGAAAAGTAACTGTACGCGGTTTGGTATAGCCTTTCTCGCTATACTTTGCTGTCAACATCCATTGCCCGGACTGCTTAAACATGATACCTTTCGATTTAAGTGCCTTATGAAGCTGTTCCGCTTCTCTCATGCCTAATTCTTTAGCTACCTGTGTACTCGTGTAAGTTTGAGATGATTGCAATACTTCATCCACATATTTCACTTTCGGGGCGGCTAGTTTCAGTTGTTCGCTTTGTAGGTGGTTCTCTACCTCTAACCGTTCTTTCTCCGCTTTGGCGGTCTCTAATCTCTTTCTGAGCACTTGCATGGCATAGGCGATGGCTTCGTCATCGTTGGAGACGGTGGTAACGCCAGTGGTGAGAAGTTCCTCTATTCTCATGTCTACCCAGACTGCTAAGTCTGAGTTTAGTTTCTGTGCGACACGAATAGCGACGAGGCGATGCGCCCAAGTACCACCTCCTAAGTGCGGTGCACCTTTCCTAACTATCAGTAAATCAGCAAAACTATATTTTTTTAGTTTTGAGAGAGAATAACAATAGTCGTTGATTTCCTGAGAGTTAACGATAGTCGTTAGATTCTTCTCTGGATATGACTTTGCCATAGCCGTAAGATTTACTAATACGTCTTTCCCTTTTTCAAAAGGAATTTGATTACCTTTGTAGTCGAAATTGATAATTGAATTTTGCATATCGTTATTGATTTTATTGTGGGCAGGCGTTGGTAGCACCTGCTCACATTGTTTATACTAAGCTATCTTTATAAGATTGCACTTCTTGAAGCAACGCCAGTCGCCTACCTCTGTATCAAAGTACACTTGGCAATTATCAGCCGTTTTCTTTGTACCTTTAGTTTCGGGTACTCTGCTGTCTAATAAAGTGCCAAAGGCTTGACGTAACGTGCCATCAGTCTTTTTGAAATAGAACTCTACCACTTTAACTTTCAAAGCCACTTTGAGCTTCAAATTAGCCCATGCGCATTTTAATGCTTCACTCATTGAATAACCGTTCTTGCGAACAAAAGACCATGCCATTTGCATAACCTCTTTCATCTGATTTCTTAATGTTGTGCTCATACTCTTAATATTTATGTGTTTACACCAATTATACTACTTGGTTTAACATTATATTGCAAAGTAAAACTAATTAGTTTAATTACGCAACAGATAGTATGATAAATAATGTTAATTATAAAACTAAGTAGGTTTATTTTTATCAGATAATTGTATTATGTAGTATAAATCACTATTTTTGTCGAATAAAACTATATAGTATTATGGATTTTAGAACAAGGATAAAAGAACTTTGCCAAGAACGAGGCATTACCCAAAAGGAACTGGCTGAAAAAATGGGTATTTCAGATATTAGTCTAAATAAGACTTTACGAGGAGAATATCCACAGTTGCAAACATTAGAAAAAATAGCAAACACTTTGAATGTTCCTATTGCAGAGCTATTCGAGAAGCCAAACACCAATGATATTATTGGCTTCGTAAAGGTCGGCGATACCGTACATGAGGTGAAGTCTGCGGAGGATATTAAGAAATTAGCAGAGAATTTATAATGACTCAAAAAAATAAAATAATAGATACTATTTGCAGTAGAACTACTTCATTTATTATCAATACTTCCAAGAGTGAAAGAAAAAAATACGGACAGTTTTTTACTAGTAAGGAAATTGCTATATACATGGCAAGCCTATTTGATTTACAAGAAAATAAGTGTGAATTTAAAATATTAGACGCGGGTGCAGGGTCTGGAATCCTGTCTGCTGCCATATTGGATAAACTACGTCCAATGAAACATATATCAAAGTTATATTTAACTTGTTATGAAAACGATGAAAATATACTTCCTCTTTTAAAAAGTAATCTTGAATATATCAAAACTCAAATGCCTAATAGATTAGAATATGAAATTATCGAGGATAATTATATTCTTTCTCAAAATTTTGAACGTAAAGGGACTAATGATACTAATTTTTTATATGATATAATAATAGGAAATCCACCTTATCTAAAAATTGCTAAGGATGCCCCAGAAGCTTTAGCTATGCCTTCTGTCTGCTATGGTGCCCCCAACCTATATTTTTTATTTATGGCTATGGGAGTATATAATTTAAAACCAGGATGTGAAATGATATATATCATACCCAGATCATGGACATCAGGCGCTTATTTTCAGAAATTTAGAGATTATCTATTTGAAAATTGTGTCCTATTACAAATTCACTTATTTGAAAGTCGAAATAAAGTTTTTGATAACGAATCTATTTTGCAAGAAACAATTATCGTAAAAATAAAAAAAGCACAAACTCCTTCAAAAAAAATCTTGATCACATCTAGCTTATCTAGTGATTTTTCTAATATTACAAAATTAGAAGTTCCGTATAATATCGTTGTCATGCCTTCTAATGGCTATGTATATTTACCTACTAATGAAAAAGAGAAAGATTCTTTATTAATAATCAATCGTTTGCCAAAGACTTTGCCCGCATTAGGTTTGAAAATGAAAACCGGTATTATCGTAGACTTTCGAACTAGAAATGTTTTGAGAAATAAAAAAGAAAGTTTGAGTTATCCATTATTTTATTCTCAACATATACAAGGGGGAAAAGTTATATTTCCAATAGGAAAAAATGGTGAGTATATTAAAACAGATAAGAAAGGATATTTACAGAAAAATAAAAACTATCTTTTTGTGAAAAGATTCACTTCGAAAGAAGAAAATAGACGTTTACAATGTGGTATATACCTATCAAATGAATACTCAGAATATGAATATATAAGTACTCAGAATAAGATTAACTTTATTGAGGGAGTACAATTATTATCAGAAGAAGCTATATATGGCTTATTTGTATTATTTAATTCATCAATATATGATATGTATTATCGTATATTAAATGGTTCAACTCAAGTAAATTCAACAGAAGTAAATGTAATACCTATACCAACGATGAATGTAATAGAGACCATGGGAAAGGAGTTAAAACTATCTAATGATCTTTCAGAAAGCAATTGTAATAATATACTAAATAAATACATAAATGGACAAACTGAAAACGATTAAAATCCTACTTGAAAAGTTAGGGATGCCTAAGGAGCAACAGTCCGATCTATGCTGTTACGCTATATTAGCAATGGCTAATATAGGCCCTAGTGACAAATGGAATAAAGCAACAAATGAGTGGACCCGTATCCATGATATAATTGGCTTTATAAAAGAAAAGTATATGATCACATATGCAGAAAATAGCAGAGAGACATTCCGCAAACAAGCAATTCATCATTTTCGCACTGCTGCTTTAATAGAAGATAATGGAAGAGCAACCAATAGCCCTAATTTCCGTTATCGGCTCACCAAAGAAGTTTTGGATGTCATAAAAGATCTCCCTAATGAAAAATTAATAAATTCATTTTTGTCAAAGCATGAAAAATTAATAGATACTTATGCGTCTAAAAAGGAAATGACAAAAATGCCTGTAAAAATAAACGGTAAGAATTTTACTTTCTCAACAGGTAGTCATAATGAACTTCAAAAGGCAATAATAGAAGAATTTGCACCACGTTTTGCTCCTAATTCTGAATGTTTGTATGTTGGAGATACGATTGAAAAAGATTTAGTAAAAGACACAAAAAAGTTAAAAGAGCTAGGCTTTGAAATTACTCTACATGACAAAATGCCAGATGTAGTACTATATAATAAAGAGAAAAATTGGCTCTATTTTATAGAATCCGTAACTTCCGTTGGTCCAATGGATCCCAAAAGGATTATAGAAATTAATGCAATGACACAAAACGTTACTTGTGGAAAAATATTCGTCACTGCTTTTTTAGATTTTAAGACATTTAAGAGATTCTCAGAAAAGTTAGCATGGGAGACAGAAGTTTGGTTAGCTGATATGCCTGACCATATGATACATCTTAATGGAGACAAATTCTTAGGTCCAAGGAACAATGATTATCAAGAGAAAATCTATACCAACAAAATAAAAAAAGAGGATTTAAAAGAAAAAGTTAGTATTGTATTATATAAAAATATGCCTGTAACAGTTACTACTATCTACAAAGATGATTGTCTCGTTAAAGATGATAAAGGCAATCTATATACTGCATTATTTGAGCAATTAATGCCAATAAAATAGTAATTTTCTTTCATTTTAGCATAAAAACAGTACCTACTTTGGTAGGTACTGTTTTTTTATTGTTGGAGGCTGAATGGTGGGTAAAGAAAAAGCCGGAGTTTAGTGCTTCGGCTTCTGCTGTTAATTTTATAGATGGCTTTTTAAACTTTCTAAAGACTGATTTAGTAAAGAAATAACTTCGCTAATATTCTCAGCCTTCATAAATGTTTGTGATCTATTTGTATAGCTCTTCGTTTGTATGTAAATTTTCCATACACTTTCTTTCTTTGTTATATTTAAATATGCGCCAAGGCTAACTCCATCTTTAGTGTTATACTCACATTCAATATAGTTTTCAGGTATGGTTGTTATAATGTTATCTTTGATATAAGACAGTGACTTAATGCAACCTGCTAACTCATCATAATCTAACGTTCCGATATATGTGTCTGTTCCTATAGAAGAATAGTATGAGGTTTCAATACGCAGTGCTCCTGTTTTTTGACCAGTCGAAATATCAGTAATAACTATATTTTGAAAAGTCGCACCTGCTACCTTGCCAATATCATAGAAATCCTTTTTTAAAAGGACACCATCCTTTTTTAAAAGCTCTACAGTTTTGCTTTTAGAGGATTCTTCTTCCTTTTTTTCTTGTGCATTAGCAGATAAGCAAAATAGTGTAACCAGCATGAAAAGTATTTTCTTCATAATTATAAATTTGTTAGTTAATAATGAGACAAAGAAATACATATACTTACAATTAATCAACCTTTTTCCTGCTTTTCTTTGATTTCAGCCACAATTTTCTCCAATTCGTCATAAAAACAAGCGCACCCCAACTTAATGAGGTGCGCATTGTTTTTAAGAAGCATAATTGAACACTTGTGGATAATTACGCTTTTGATATTGGTTTCTCAGATAGCTAATCAAATTATCGAAGTTAGTTATAAATCCTTCGTTTATTAAATCAGCAACTTTCTTTTCAAGCTGCCACAATTCACGTTGCTTTATTTCGTCACCATGCTTGTTACGCAACATCTTTTCGTGATTATTAAAAATCACCCAATTTAATGCTTCACCAACCTTTTGCATAGCTTTAGGCATAAAATCCTTGGGAACTATCTTCATAACAGCAGATGAGAGTTCTTTGTAAGCGTCACCAGCATCGTTTCGATAGCGAATCATTTCATCATAGACAAACCGCAATACCTTGACTTCAAAAGTCGGATTTATCCACATGGCAAACTTGATAAAAAGTAGTGGGTTCATCCAGACCTTATCAGGAGTTTTTCCTTCTTTTGTATTTTTACCCTTAACTTTTATAAGCAGCTGATTTTCACCAATGTCGGTTTTTGACCTATGGCTTTCATCGTCTGCAAGAGCCTTTAAAAACTCCTTAACTTTAGGACTGTCAATAAATTCAGACATCCTTCTTCTTGGATTACCTTCTACATTATTCCACTGCCGAAGAAGTTCACTACCGTCAAAATACCCATCACTTGTGCGCTGAACCACTGAAAAGCTATCAATGTATCGCACCATTTCTTGATTTGTTTTCATATCTTTGCGATCGTTTTAAAATTGAACCCCACCAAAGGACGCTCCTAACTTCATCCGATGGCGGGGTTTATACTTTTCAGCTGTTAGGATAGCTGCGTTATTTCTGTTTGCGAATTTACCACTAACCGATTATGTAATCTAAAAAGCATCGTGCGTAGTCACGACAATCAATCTATTGTCGTAAATTCGTTGCAAACTTATCTTATAATCGTGTGAAAGAAGAATTGTCGCCCATTGGGTTCGTGACATCAAAGCGATTATCACAAAATAATAGGCGGTGGTCTTATTTTAGCCTGTTTCATACTCATTTCTTTAACGCTTCATCAATCAACCCACGAAGTTCTTTCAATTCTTCTTCGGTCAATCCATACACATTACCCAGCACAGAGGGCTTTTCTATCTTCAAGCCATATTTTACCCCCCCCTGTTGCTTCTCTTTGGGCAGAATAGCAATTGTAAATCGTTTACTCATTTCTTGTTACTTTTAGTTTTAATACAATGTTTCTAATCACTAATTTGGTAGCTCATAATTGGCGGTGGTCGGATATTAAGATTCATAATCATATTGGTTTTAAAAGACAGTCCCTAAAGTCGTGCGGAGACTGCCTTTCTGAATAATCGTGTTATCTCATCATTAATTCTACTCTACCAGTGACAGTAACGCCAATAATATAGCCTATATCACGAGAACACTCATTCAGCCTTGAAACTGTATCATCCAAACAGTCCCATTGTCCGGCATCCCGTAATTCTTTCTCATCCATTGTACCCGAAACTATACTACGGGCTTGATTAATAAGATACATTGCTTTTAGTAAATCAGAATGAACAGCCTTGTTCTTTATCTCTTCAATATTGATTTCTGTTGCCATAGTCTTTATATTTTATGTGTTAGTACTCTACAAATCGCTTCATAAACTTGTGTTTTCTCAAATCTATTCAAGATTGATGCTTTATCGGCACCAAAAGTCAACTCGCCACTTTTAAACTGATATATGGTAATTTGACCGTCTTCAGCATTATATCGGTATATCTTTACTTCTTGATTTTCAGCTATTAGTGTCATAGTCATTTCTTTTTTAAATTACCACTGTTTTACCTGTTCTTTCAATTCGTCATACTTACCATTCATAAGCAATTCGACTTCACGATGAAAGTTTATATCGGTCAAACGATACTCGACCAATGTACGCTTATAAGCATCACCATTTTGATGTGAGTTGATAAGGCGCATCATCTGTGTACTATCCAAACCATACTTGTTTTTGCGATTAAGGTTTGTAGCTCTTTTTTTATCGCTTTCTCTTAGTTCAATTGTTGCCATAATCTTCATGTTTTGAGTTATTTATTCGTTTCTATCTACTTTTAATCACCACAATACTGACTACCCATATAACCTTTGCTATTTGCGTTGTAGCAGTCAGACCAAGTAAGATTACTATCATTATAAGATGTACATTTTACGGGCTTCTGATTAGCTAACAGAGCCTGTTTTTTAGCTTCTCTTTCTTCTGCGAACTTGATAGTATCTTTTGCCCAACGCCAAGCAAGTTTCAAACATTCGCCAAAGGTTCTACCCATTCTTGAATTACTTCTGTAGAAGCGATGAGCGTCTTTCATGATTTGGAATAAGTTGTAGCGTTTCATATCTTTATATATTTAGTATTTCGTTTACTTTGATGCGACAAATGTAAAGTATATAATCTACATAAACAATAAAACAAGTAAAGAATATACTATTCATTAACATTAATTAGTAAAGCACTTACTATACATATAATTTTATAATGTATATTTGCACCATATTTAAATACACGATTATGGAACATAGAATAAAAGAACTCATCAAAGAAAAAGGATATACTCAACAGGAATTTGCTGATTTGTTGGGTATGTCTAGAGTTGGACTTGCTCAAATAGTAAATGGAAAGCCTTCATATCCAACTCTTGAAAAAATCGCTACTGCTTTAGATGTCCCTATGTGGCAACTCTTTGCTTCACCAGAAGATGTAAAAGGCGAGGAAGATAAAAACACTCTCACCTGCCCCAAGTGTGGTACTAAGTTTAAGATGGAGGAATAAGAAGAACATATTTGAAATGAACAAAGAGCAGACTAAATTAGCAGACAAGGCATATAAAGCATTCAAGGCTTTAAATGACCAATATTACAAGCAAAGAATTCAAGCTTTAGTTAGTGTAAATGAATATGGTTTTGCTATATTAATACTATGGTCCAGAATTGAAATCACTCTAAAGCTATTAAGATATTACGAAAAAATGGAAGAGTATCCAGATAAGCTGGATTTCATAAATAGAAATTGGAGAGTTTTGAGTAATACTTATCACAGCAACCCTAGTTATTATAATTTAATCATCCAAAATAATCAAAAATCTCTTTGGAAAACCCGAGATAGAATTGCCCATGCAGCAATAACCATAACAAAGGAGGAATATGGTAATTATAAACTGGCAGCTGATTACTTTTTATCAAGCATCTCTCAGCATTTACAGCCCCTGAATGATTATAAAGCAAAAATGAATAGAAAAAGGAAGAAATGAACATCCCATCTCCGAACAGAAGATGGAGTGTTCAAAATAACATCAAAATATAAATACTATGAAAACAGGGATTTTAATTATAAATATACTTCTACTCATTGGAGAGATTATTTTAGGTTGCATTTTACTATTTGGGAAATCTTATCTACAAAAGAAAGGTGAGAATACTGCTGATAAAGAGGATTCACAAAAAATAGCTATGCTCAAAAAAATAGGTGAGAATATAGCTACCAAACAGGATATTCAAGATATTACGAATAAAGTTGAATCTATAAAAGCAAGCTATAATGAATCTCTTGAAAGGCACAAAATGGAGCTTCAAAAAGAATTTGAAACTCACAAATATATAGTAGGCTTATGTAATTCCCTTGACAATCAACTCATCAAACTTATCTCTGATTGTAGCAAAATTATTGGTGCTGAAGGAGCGATTTATCCAGAGAACGATGAAGGCCTAATATATTCTGCTCGTAAATTATCTAATTTCCTACATGCGTATAGAACTAGATATGAGTCGAATAAACAAATTAGCGAATTAATGGATATTACATTAAAAATAAAATTAGAAGCAGAGCTACAAGGAGAAATGTATAATAAGTTATCGAAGCAAGATAAAACAACGCTCATAAATTGTGTATCTAATGCTCTATCCATCTTCTTACCTAAATTCAAATAAAGCCGGATTCCTCCGGCTTTTACTTTACCCACCTTCAGCCTCCAACAATAAAAAAACAGCACCTAACCAAGCAAGTGCTGTTTCCAAATATTAATTGAAAGCTAAATAGAGCTTTGCTTTTCCTTCGAAATTACGGCTCTTTCGTTCCAATGATAGTTTCTCCATTAACAGTAATGTCAATGTTCTTCCCCTTTTGTAAGTAATATACCTGTTGAACCCAGCGAATTGTAGTTTGACTTCCACCCTCCATTTTAACATAGACTTTCACCTTTTCTGTTTTTTCATTTGCAGTGAACACCTTAGATAATCCCTGATGACATTCAATCGTGTTGTTAGCTACTTTTTCACCATCAGCACTGTACTCAAACAAGATTACATTAGTTGTGATCATTGAATAATCTTCCAATTCCCAATTAAAAGTATAGGAAGTTGAAGCAGGATCATCATCATCAGAACATGATGTGAAAAGGAAAATAGGCAGTAAAGCCAGCATGAATAATACTTTTTTCATAACTTTTATTTTGACTGTTAATTAATATGGTGCAAAGATAAACATTCGAAGCTAAATTTGTATAATATTATTTATCAATAATTTCAAATAAAATCATATGTTACTCAACAGATTAATAGAAAATAGAAATCAATAACTCAGAAAGAACTAATTTCTAAATCATTAAAGTAAGACGGAATAATCCCGCCTTTTACTTTTTCCTCTTCAGCATATCCTTTCCAGATGTATTACTCACCTTCTCCCCATATACCACATGTAATTTATCTTTCTGCATGATAATCAAATTGCGATATGGTATCTTATACACTATCTCATCATAAGACAGATGCAGATTTTCCATGAACGATGCAATCTGTCCAAGTAAACAGTTATTTCCTGCTACCTCTGTTTCGCTGCCAGATCTGCTACGTTCTTCGCTAAAGCTGACAGCCTCGTAAAATTTTCAATCGAAATCAATGACAAAGCAATGGATAAAGCTTCTACATTCTCTTCAAATGTTCCCCTTGATAATTCCTCAAACAGTTCATCATTCCCATTGATAAACCAAGAAAGGGCATGTGAGGCATTCGAAGTGTCTTTCATAGATCGGAATATATCCTCCAAGTTCTCTATCTTCCCAACATTCGACAGATAGCTTGCTGCTCCAGCTATTTTATGAATGGTAGGAGGATAAATGATATACGACTTTCCATTCACTACCACAACTTTAAAATCATTGCCTATTATGGCATCCGAAACAATTCTCGCACCTTGATTCATAATCTTTAAATAAAAAAGGGTGAAGGCAGTAAATTCCACTCCCACCCTTCCATTAAATAATCTTATTTACCTTAACCTTCTGAAATGACCACTTCCGATTCGTCAAACCACTTTTCGGAAGCCAATCCATCTACTCCTGTAGCAAGAGGAACGGCTGAAACAGCCAATCCAACAGCCTTATCAGTATTGGATCCACGAGCATTGATAGCCGCTTTGGGAAACACAACGTATACACCATCTTTGGTTTTTCCAATGATACATTTATAAATAGGCTTGTATTTGCCTCTTTCCCAATTCTTTTCAGTGGCTTTTCCACCTTGCAAGTCTTCTTTGGTTTTGTAGTCATACTCACCAATGGTAAAGTTGATTTTCACCTCACCCGGTTCGGACGTTTCCCGGTAGTACTCACCTGTCAAGGCGTTTTTGTACCTCGTGACACTCGCCTCCGCTTCCTCGTACTGATACGTATCACCGTGTACGTTCTTGACCTGCTTCGTTGCTGCGTTTTTCAGAATAGCAGCAACTTCCGCGCCTGTTAATCCGGTAGCCGGAGTTGTAACCGTTTTAATAGATTCTGCGTAATACAATTCATCAATTTCTACAGCTGTAATCATAATTTTTCTAATTTACATTTAACACTTTAAATAATACTCTCACATTTACATAATGACACTTCAAAGCAATGTCCGCTTCTGTACCAATTGAATCAATGGAATAACGATAGGTCGTACCATCATAGGAACCTACCATATCATCCAGTATCTTCATGGCTTGTCTTTCAAATTCAGCCAATCGAACAAGGTTTGCAATATTTGGCTCGATATCTGGAACACATAGATTAACCTCAACAAACCCTTTTTTCCAATATGTTTCCTGAGATTGTTCTTTTGTCCAAATGATTACTCTCTCGGTAGTTATTTCACCATCAGGAATATTTCCCTTTTGGTAAACTTCTATTCCGAAAGCCTTGCAATCTCGATAGAGAATGTTTCCTATATCGGTAGTTACTATCATTCAAATTCTTCTTTTAACCGTTTCTCCGCATATATAGCGGCACCACTCAAAACATCAAACCCTTTTGGATTCCACGAATGAAGCGTATTCTGCTTCGTTTTTTCAGCGTCAGACCGTCTTTATCGACATCGTAATCATTGGACGTTCTCAAAGTGAGCGTGTGGTCTTGATAGTTGCCGTGTTCTTCTGCGTACTTCACAGCTTCATCGCCCACGTCAATTATCTTCTTCTCGACTTCCCATTCTCCTTCATTGAAAAAGGAATCGACATCTGAAAAATCAAAATCTACATCCATAACTCCGAGTAGTTAAAGTAGTTCGTACTCTTCACCGTGTAAACCTCACCTTGACCTCTCATGCTCTCGCCATCCATGCAACGGACTTCATCACCTGCCTTGATAGTAATTCTCTTCTCACACACTACGTGATAGTTAGGACGGTATACTTCTCCATTGACAGACTTAAACTCTTTAGTAGAGTTATCATCACAACGACACTTGCATACGTCCTGCCAACTTTCACCACCTGTACCAAGAATTGGTCGCCCAAACTCATCCATTTCAAATGGCGTAGTTACCTTAATCTGTAATATGTGTGGAGCGTAATACATAGTTACCAAAGATTAGAAGCGTCCTTAATCGTACTCAGGCCCACCAAAACAGATGCTTCATCATTCAGAGTGATCCCATATTTTCTAAGCATCAGGAGAGAACTGTTCTTTATCGAATCAGCACTCCAAGAGGTCGAAAAACCACTTTCGTCAATAGATGTAGGGTGAAGTATATTCTTATTCAAAAACTCGCTGATAGAGCCCGAAATAGCCTTCTTTTCCTCATCTGTCACCTCTCCTTCTGTCTCAAACCCGAAATCAATAGCGAAATCAGAAGCTCCAGCATCGGATATTTCACCGATGTAGGAGAATCTCTGTTTTATGTAGTCAAGTGATGTCATACCTCAATGCCTAATGCCTCTTTCAGTTTTGCGATTGTTACTTCATCCAAAGCAGCCACATTCGCAATCAGGGTTTCCCCTTTCATGTTCATTGCCGCCTTATCGCCAATAGCCTTCAAAGCATCAACCAAAGTCTTTTTCTCGAACTCCTTTTCAAAAAGGGAGATTTTCTCCTCTTTCTTTTCTCCAAAAGCCTTCACCTCTTCGACACACTCAGCAAGTTTGCGATTTTCCAAGTCTCGCACACGGGCTTCGTCTTCTATTTCAACAACTTCACCAACACTATATAGTTGATGAGTGAATTTGTCACGGAAAACACTTGTAACCTTTACTTTCATGCCTGTACCGTTTTAGAATCCAATGTATAAATTCTATCAACATTGTTGATGATAGGAACAACCATAGCCTGAGAAGAAGTAAATTCCCTCAATGGGTCGTTCTTTGAGTACTTGGACAACAGAATGAATTCATCTGCCACCTGGTATTCAACACCGGCAACCCGACGTGTTGTCTCAGCAGTATTCGTCCATACCAAAGAACCAAGCTTTTCATCGCAAGTGAATACCACCATACCCTGTTGCCAAGGAGAATGAGATTTCTTAACACCGTTGATTTCCGTCTTGATCTTACGGGCAACACGATGGAGGGTTACATCCCATTTGGTTTTTACAACCTGAGCCGCTTTGTCAAAATCCAGTGTCGGGACACCAACACCTTCCTGAGCGGTAACCTTGTTATCAAAAGCATACTGACCACGGACTTGTTTACTTTGATAGAGTCCTTTCAAAGCTGCATCATCCAACCAGATATCAGTGACCGTATTCTGATCTTCCAGAGCTTTATCAAATACCTTCTGCATATCGTCAAGAGGTGTTGATGTATCCGGATCATCCCACAAAACAGACACACCAAATTTGTTAGCCGTATAATAACCAACATCGAGGCGAACACCGGTTCCATTATTGCGTTCACTCAAACCAATACCAGTCGACAGTTCAGAGAGGAACATATCTTCAATACGCTCCCATACACCTTCAAGACAACGTGGAAGATCATTGAAAATCTTATTCACGATTTGGTTGAGAGGTAAGCTCTGGGCAATCATGGCATCAATATCTTTCATCTGCTTTTCTGTCAGATACAGTTTCATACCAAGTTTAGGTATTTCACCGGAAGCTGTTTCTATTGAATCACGAGTCTTCAACGGAAGTTCAGAATCCAAAGAAACGACATCGGCTGCTACACGGTTATACTCGGCCAGAATACTGGACCAGCGCCCATCGGCTGAAAAATCCGGTGTAAGCAACGTCTTATACATGTAAGGAAGCTGGTTAGCTCTCTTTTCGTTCAATCTCTCAACGATGGAAAGAACCAACTGAGGAAAGAATCTTTGAACATACTCTAGATAAAGTGATTTTTCCATTTACTACGCCTCCTCGTCTTTAATGAAATCAATATGAGGGCAAGCTACCTTGAATGCATCCAGAATGGAAGCCATATCATAAGGTTTTGCCACATCGTTCACTTCTCCCCACGTCATAATTGACGCAAACGGTTTTGCTGTCCGTATGCTGCGATACAACACCCCTACATAGCTATGCCCTTCCGGTAATGCAGCATAAGCATTATCAGATACAGGCATAGGCTTATAGGTGCTGTCACTGTCCTTACGAATAATTACATGACCGGCCTTGATTACCTTGTCTGCAAAACCTGTAACATCGAGCGTCCGGCCACCTTTAATGCCGGAGATATACTTCTGGATAACGATTGAATCATCACCGAAGACTACCTGCTCTCTTTCATTGTTTAAATTAGCTTTTGTCATCTCGTTCTTTTTAATTAACCAACTAATGATTTGGCAATAGCATCCACTTCTCCCTTGTCAGGCTTATTGTCAGACAGAGGGAATGAATTCTTATTGCCCGGTAGTAATTGTGCCTTGACATTGTTCGCTACCGTAGTGAGATGTGAAGTGATTGCTTCCTCATTTGCATCGGATGCAATAGAGAAGCCTTCTTCAATTCGCCACTGTGGTATGCCCAATTCTTTGGCTTTGGATACGATCAGATTGCTCCGTTCGGCAGCAGCTTTTTCAGCCTTGAAAGTTTCATTCTCTTTCTTGATACTATTCAAACCATCCAACAAGGTCTTATTTGTGTGAAGTAACTCCTGGATTGTTTTTTCAGTGGCTGCTTTCTCCACCTTGTACCATTCCGGCATATCCTTTTCTTTCTCCCGTTTAGCCTGTTCTTCCAGCTTTTTAGTTTCTTCCTCGACCTTCTTCCTTGCTTCTTCCGTCTCAAGCTCTTTTTTAGCATCAGCCTTTGCTTTGAAAACAGCATCAGTGACACGTTTGTCACTCGTCTTCTGAAGGTTCTCAAGGAATCCTTTTTGTGCAGAAATAACAGTGTCGATGTTTTCGTCAGTAACAAGACCGATAGACGCAAGACTGTCAGCATGTGCCTGTAAAATAACATCACCTAACCCAAGATGGGAAAATTCTTGTTTTAGCTTTTGGAAAATCTTTTCTTTCATACCGTATGAATTATTAAATTTAAAATTCAAATTGCGGAAGTAAAAATACCAACAATACAAATGATTAGTAAATATTTAAGCCTCCTATTCATGACATCAAAGCGATTGTCACAAATACGGTATAAAAGTAAAAAGTAAGTAGATGGAAGGGAAATAATTAGATAGTTGATACACGACAATGAAATGATTGTCGTAAAATGACATAAAAAAACCGTGAACCAATAAAGGAACACGGCTTCATTTGAATTTAAAAGCTCTGAATTTATAAAGTAGCAGATTGTAACTCTGCTCCGATATTCTTTACATATCTACCTCAAGCTCTTTTCCTGTTAGAGCGAAATATAGATTTTGAAGTTGATGAAGTGATTTTACTTCTATATTGGCGTCATGCCATTCTTTCCCTAAACCTACTTCAAATCCAATAAACGCACAAATTGAATTTCCAAGTATTCTAATCCTGAGATTTAATCTGTCGAAACAATCATCTATCGCATTATATACAAAGCCACAATTCAAGAGAAGTTGTGCTGTAAGCAAAATAGGCTTAAGATTATCGACATAAGTACGAAACACTGCTTCCGAAGATCTTCCACTTGCTTCATATCTCGGATATTCAATCTCACTATATCCTATTTCGGTTATGCGACAGGGAGTTTTACTACTCTGTAGATAAACATAATTCCCTATCTTCAATTCCCTAGCATCAATCATTAATGTGCTAATTTAAGTTGATTCTCCAATGCCTGTTTTATATAACCATTAATAGTTGTTCCTGCTTCTTGTGCAAGTGAAGCAATCCGACTATGAATCTCCGGCGAAATACGGATATTCAATGTACCACTATATGGTTTACGCGGTTCCACTCCATCAGCCAAACAACCTGCAAGATAGCTTTCTATTCCGGCTTCAAAATCAGCACGAAGTTCATCAATGGTGTTTCCTTCATAAAGAATCAAATCCTTACTCATTCCAAGCACCTTTCCAAATAGGCAGTTATCAGCTTTGCTGTACTCAACTGAACCTTTATATCCTTTGTATTCCAAGTAGTCCATATTCAATTCTTTTATTTAATTAAACCGTTACTTTTTAAATGCTGATATATCGCTTTCATCATCCATGCTTTCATGATACTACCCGGATGCGGCTTATGTATATCAATATACTGTCCCGTTTGTTCATTTTTAAATCTTACACGAGAACCAGATGTCGCACCTTTATTATGTTCACTATATCCAAAGGCAGAAAGCAACTTCAAAGTTTCTTCATAAGTGAAGTCTTTAGGTAGTTTGCAAAAACGGTCTATCAACTTTTCTTTAGTACCCATATCTGTTTATTCTTTACCGCAAATGTAACTAAACTTAGTTACAAAACAAAATAATACAGAGAAAAAATTCAATTAAAGATAAAAAAACGGTAACTCCGAAGAATCACCGCAAAATATTCTATTTTTCTTATACTAAAATTATAAACCCCGTATTTTTTCTACCAGCCATCTCAAAAGATAGGCTATTTTTCCGATTCAACAAAAACTTGTCCAGTATTTCTTATTCTTTCAACCTCCTCTTCTGGCGCATCAGTCAATGCCAGCATCTGAACAGCTTGTTCCAATGATACAATCCCATCAGTATATAACTTGCCGATAGCTGACCACGTTTTTTGTTTATCCTCAGTGAACGGTTCCGAAAATTCAAAAGAAATTTCCAGTTTATCCAGTTCAGTAACTTTATCTGGATGGAGATATTTTAGAATACTAATGATCAAGTTCTTCTCACGGTCCACAAGCTCCTCATAGGATTCCTTTCGATTATCCCTCTTAATATACCCCAAAATCATGGCATTCTTGATTGCATCTCCAGAGAGAGTACCCATTCCCTTTATCTTATCGAAAGAGAAATCTGGAGTGAATGTATCAAACAAAATAGAATCATTCAAATCTTGTTTTTCAGCCTCTCTTGTCTCCGATGATTGCGGAGGATTGACATATTCAAACTTTGAATTAGCTCCCTGACACTGGATTAGTTTACCAGGTTTATTAGGATCCGCCATCAGTTGAATAACATCAGCGGAAGCAACTGCTATGGGGTCTGCAAAGTAATTGTTGGTATCTCCTACCTTTGAATCCAAAATCTCTTCACGCTTTAATCTCGGTTCCGCTCCGTCCCACGCTTTAGGTTGGTTGTAATACAGTACATTAATCTTTCCTGTAGGGTTCGGATAAGATTCCACTTCATACCCTATATTTCCTTTTCGACAGAAAAAAAGTACATCCGGGGTTTGAATATCCCAATGTTGGACTGTCCTCCCACTCTCTTTCAGCTTGTACCCATAAGCAAATGCAGTCATATTTCCGTACTGGTCAAACAGTGGTCGAAGTTTATATCCATTGGAACGTGCCAAGACCCGACTTCTTACCTGCCGCTCACCTGTCCTATCATCTCTATACAGGTGATAAACCTTAGCTGATTCTGTTTCAGCACCAGCAAGCCTCTTAGCTTGTCTTATAGTAGAGTTGAATCGAGTGCTCTTTATAAAGTCTTTAAACAGAGCGAAAGCATCATCTGAACCATTTTCTTTCTTCCATCTGATTGGATTCCCCAGAAGGAAAAACAGCTCCACTTCATTGATGTATCTCTGCCGGGACCGTGGAAGCTTCTCCGAGATGTAATCATCAGAGTTTTTTCGGTACTTGTTCGGTCTAAACATAACATCATGCGTCTGAGGGTTATATTCCTTGATGGCATTATCCACTTCATCGTCATGGTTCTGCATCATATCAATAGCCGTATCAATATCACCATCTTGGATGAGTTGGTACAAATCCCGCTCTGCACCTACTGAATTTAAGGCCAGGTTACGGAAGTATGTCATTATCTGCTGCAAGTAGTTATTCATAATCTCATATTTTAATAAATTCCTAAATCTGACTTATTATAATTCTTTTGTAAGAGGATACGTCCCATAAGCTCCATCATACAACAATATCGAACTTCATCCAATATATGGTTGAAATTATCAACCGGAACATTTAACCATCTGCCATTCTTGTCTTGCTGATAAGTATAATTATCAAGTTCTTTCTTCACATTAATAGAGTGCTCTGTAATATATATCTTCTTAGATTTCATGAAATCAATACCCGCTTCCACCGATCCCGGATATTTTCTTACTGGCTCAATATTGAATCCAGCATTATATATTTCCTGAACTAAACGTGGATCTGCACTCTCAGACCATATTTTCCTGTCAGGAAGCTCCTTTAAAACTCTTATTATGTCAGAGGAAAGCATATTCGTTTGATAAATCTCTTCGTCAATATAAAGAGCATTGTCCAAATACCCATTGTCGGAAGCAGCTGTAACATCATTCGTATATCCAAAGTCAATGCCTCTCCATCTCCTCTTTACCCACTCCGGCATTTCTTTGATGATCGTGTAGTTTTCAAATATAAGCCCTTCAATCTTAGCACGCTTACCAAGTCCATATATCATCCATTTCCGTTTATCGGCAGTACCTTGTTTGATATTATATTCTGTTGGTTCATATGAAAGTATTTTCCTCTTCATATTTGCTGGAATAAAGGGATTATCCAACATTGTAGAATGATCAAAATAACAATCCTCACGGGAGCAAACATTGTCGTAGATCCAATGCTCCTCAGCAGACGGATTATAGTCAAGAATAGCAAAACGGGAGCATCGTTGTTCCAGTTGGTCGAAATCATCCTTAGATGCTTCCATAGCTTCATTGATCCAAAAGATATCGGTAGTCAAACCATGAAGTCTCTGGACATCATCAAGCCCGACAAATTCAAACGTAGTAGAATAAAGCTGGATTGTTTTAAGAGTATTGTTTATTCGACAGTTATTATACAATCCAAGTTCCAAGAGAATATTCTTAAAATCAGTCCAAACAGTAGAAGCTAACCAGGTACCTTTCTTTCGGGCTATTACAATACGATTTGTGCGCTGCCAGTTATTAATGGCATAAACTATAAAAAATTGAATAAGAGAATAAGTCTTCGACGAGCGAGAACCTCCTTCAAAGACCATGACATTAAACAGCCCACTATTCAGAGCCTTCATAGCCCGATAAAAAATCGGAGTGCATTTCATATTCAGCTCAATCATCATTACCTTCTTTTAGGTTTACAGACTTCTCTTGTAATTCCAATAACTTAGGGTCATTGGTTACTACTTGTATATTCATACTTGGAGCGGTTATAAGTTCTTTACCATTAGTGGTAATATCAAACTTTGACGCCATTTCTTTACCCCACATCAATGTAATTAATTCACGAAGCGTATTTATAACTCCCTTACCTGTATCCTTGTAAAGAGCACGGCATACGTTCAACATCCAAATAGGAGTATCTTCTTTGTCAGCTATTTCATTCAGTTCTTTCCTAGGGCATTGAACAAGATAATTCACCACTTCTTTGAATTCTTCAAATGAAATGCCGTATGTTTTCTTGGCGATAGTATATAACTTAGGCTTCCTGCCACGATTTGCTGGCTGGTTGGTACTTGAAAAACGGTTACCCTTTCCTTTTATATGTTCATATTCTCCTGCCAAAACGCTTGTTTTACGGTTGATTTTATAATTATTCAAGTATTATTATTACCTTTGCATTATACCAATAGTCTAGAACGGGAATTGACAGCCCCTCGGTTGCTTAGTAGGACATTTCCTTCCAAATTGGGTAATGGGATAGGTCAATAACTCCCACATCTTAAAGCGGCATTCAAAAGATGTCGCTTTATTTATTATGTTTATGCCTGTGAATACGTCCATCTCCTGTTACTACTATAATATGCTTGAATCGATACTTACTTGCACTTTCAAAAGCTCGTATTCCATTTTCTACGCTTTGTCGGGTATGCCCGCTGCCTTTCATATAGAGAACTGGTACATCTGCTTTCTTATCCCTGACATGATAGAGAGATGACCTAATATTTATATCCGTATTTCCTTTAGGCGTTCTCTGTTCAAACGAAGCAGAAAACAGATACCCATCAGGAGTTTTAATCTTATGTCCCAATCCAGCTTCATTTTTCAATGTCACCTTATACCCTTTATCCGCCAATATGCGTGCTGATTCCAGTTCCTCGGGCTTATGCCGTGACGTACTCTTCTCAATAGCGACATATCCACCACCTTTACCCATCTCCACACTGGAATACTTTCCACTCCGACGCATAGCATCGGCTTCCACTTCACGTCTACGATAAGTGGAACTTCCATTTTTGTATGTACGTATACCGCCTGAAGTCTTTGCCATATCTATCTTCTACTTAATCCCATATAAGTTGAACGTTTAGCTTTTGCATCACTGGGAATCATACCATTATACGCTCTGCTGAAATTAGTAAAATATCTCTCATAAATAGATTTTACCCTATCTCTGATTACCCGTTGCTTTTCCGAACTTCCATACTGTCTATAAGCTTGCGTTTGAATACGATACCTTTGCGCAGTCAATTCCTTCATAGACTTTGTACGTTCCTTCCCATTACTCCTTACTCCTCCTGATGTTTTAGCCATATCTTTAATTCTTAATCACCAACAAACTTACTTCCGAAACGTCCTCTTTTATTAGGTGTGTAAAATGCAGATTCTGGTATAGATAAATCATCATAAGAACTCCTTTGAGCAGGTTTCAAATCTTTATACTCCTTTCTCATTTTATCAAGATAAGACTTATTGGCAGCAGCTTTATAATCAGTAGTTACCGCCCGACCGCCATAGTTTCTCCAAGCCTGTTTTATACTTTCTGAAAAAGATATTTTTCCGCCATAAAGTCTATAGAGTTTATGTGCCATCGCCATTACTTTCGAACTGTTCATTCGAGACGAAGTTCCATTCCTTACTCCTCCTGCCGTTTTAGCCATAGTTATCTCCTTCCGGTGTATCCACCTCTTCCTGCTCGGAATTCACGTCTGTCTCTAACTTCAAACTCACGAGCTAGGTCACGATTATAAATATCATATTGTGTACCTCTGCGTGTATCTTTGTCAATAGCTGCTGCTGTAGCAAAGCCTGATTTAGCAGGACTATCAAAGCGGGATGCAACCCTATCAATCCACTTTTCGGCCTGTGATTGTGTACGAAAATTCTTTTGTAACCACCTTGTTTCTCCATTACGATTCTGTACCGCAACTGAAGCCTGAAAATTTCCTCCACTTCGTGAAGAACTACCACTTCTTAGCCCACCTGCCGTTTTAGCCATTTTCACCTCCTTTCTTGATTTGCTTAACTCTATTAGCCATGAACTGCTCAACATAAAGTACGTTGTTTTGCAAACATAATTCCCTTATTGCTTCACCACCTCCGTAAACGATCATATTGGGGTTGTCTTTACCTGATATTTCGCGGGCTATTTGTATTTCCAACTTAAGGTATTCCTGTCTATCTGTATAACCACGCGTAGCAAAAGCATCGTAGCCATCTGGAATACCCAAACAGTTATATTTGTAGAATTTTTGCGCCACATTGAGATCTACATAAATCTTAGCACCACACTCCTGCCAAAAACGGGCAATCCAACGCTTCATATAAATTTGTTGTAAGCCGTAGGCTATAGGTGTGGTATCGAATAAAGATAGATTGGGTTCTACCAGTTCGGTGCATCCGCTATCCAATACGGATATTGGATTATTCCAAATATTGGTAAAACGATAATCTTCCACATAAAAGTGATAGGTGGATATCCCCTTCTTAGCCCTTGTATCCGAACCCCATCCAGCAAAGGGTAGTAATAATCCACTTGTAGGTTGTCCGTCAAACAATAGACTAGGGACATCAAACTCGTTATTACTGTCATAAATACGGTCACCAAGCATCATAGCAAAAAAATCAGCTTTCCTAACTTCTTCCTCGCCTGTTTCCTCTTGTTGTTTGGGCTTTTTTAGCTGCTTATCCTCTTTCGGTTCTTGCCACACGTCAAAGCCCCATTCTTCCAACTCTAAGCTATCCCATTCATTAGCCAAAGCATCCCAATCGTTTTCACCAAAAGGATTGTTATCTTGAATAAGCATCTGACGGAGCTTTTCTACCGGCATATTTTCGGGTAATATACAACAAGGCACTTCTGTCCATCCGAGATACTTGTATGCCTGCAAACGCATATTTCCACCAATGACAACATAACTACCATTATAAGGATAAACAAGAATATCTCTCGCCTCTGTCATTTCTGGAAGTGACTGTATAGAGCGACACAACTTACGAAATTTCTCATCTTTGATAAGACGGGGATTCCTCGGCAGCCCTTCTAGCTGTCCTTCATTCGGGATTACTTTCGATATATCTATCTTGGCTCTTTGCATAAAAATACCTTTGAACTACTATTACTCATCCAAAGGTACTACCACAACCAAAGATAACGAAATATCTTCAATTGTTATATGTGACAATCTGTCTTAAGTCACAAAGTCTTTTTCAGCCATTTATCCCGTCTTTCTCTGCACACCTCTAAGGTAGGCGCACAACAAGAAAACAACTCACCGTCTTCTGTACGATAGTCGTATTGGTACATTCTCACTCTCTTTCTGCCTAACTTCGTTGTGTAGGTAGTGTAATTCTCTTTACCGGGCTGGCATACGCTGCAACCGTTTTCATTTATTGAGTTCATAATCACTATATTTAATGTTTAGCATTCAATCTTTCTTCACTCGTATAAGCCACTACAAGACCAGTTTCATCGTGCTGTATGGTGATGTACTTTTCGTTCTTGTCAATGGTAGTAAAGTCGTACATGGTACATAGCTTGCCCAATACTTTGCCCAGTTGCTTCATCAGTGGGGCTTCGGGGCTGATAACTAAAACTAAATCTGCTTTCATAATCGTGTGTATTTTGGTAACCCGAAGGCTACCGAGTTAAACCTTAATTAATTCTTTCATATTTCTGCAATACGCTTACAGGTATACCATCGCTAACACCACAATCATTCTCAATTATACCAAAAGGCGTAATATTATTAGCAATCTTTTTACATTCTGCTACACTTTCACCATCATATCTCTCGTAGGTTCTTAATACTGTATATATTACTTCAAGGCTACCGGGGTGAATTATTTCTTTGTACATCTCTTTCATAATCTTCTATATTGCGCAGGGCTTTCGCCCTGCTGGTTAAACCTTAGAATTTGTATTGAATTGTATCAAGAGGATTAGCACCATTAGAAACTGCTACTTCAAATGCTTCTTCAATGGTTGTCTTACCTGTTGCTATCTCGTGACGTGTTTCACTTTCTGCAAAACCGTTGCCTTTAACTTCTTCTGACCATGTGTAAAAAACTACTGTAATCATTGCTCTATATCTTTGTGGTGGGGTTATTAGCCCCACCAATTAAACTTATAATATCGTAATCTCTTTGTTGCCTATCTCTGTATCTACATTCAGAACCTCATACTTTTGAGCCCTGTAATTATAAACGATCTCACAAGTATTGAAACCTCTACCATCTTCTCTTTGGTCATATATAGTATTTATATGCTGATACATTTTATTGCCTAACATAAAGTTTATCTTGCCTGATGTACAGAAGTAGAATGCTACTGCATACTTCAATGTTTTCTTTTCATCAA